TTAAACGAAGAAAGATTGGTAAGTAAAATAAATTAGACAATAAATGCAAATCGTTTTATAATTATATTGTCTTTTAACTTTGGGAGAATATTATGGGTTACAAAAATATTAACAAAACATTAGACGACTTTAGAAATCGTCTTAACAATCTTACTAAAAGATTGGAAGCAAGACATAAGGTGCTACTTACACAAGTCAAGGCTCGTGATGTAGCTGACATAAAGTTTTACAATCAAGATTTAGTTGATAAACAATGGAGAGAAGCAAATGAGTAAGTATAATGATTTAAGACAGATTGATGTTTCTCAACACATTGAATCAAAGAATGGGTTTAACTATTTAAGTTGGTCACATGCCGTAGATGTTTTATTACAGCATGACGAAAATGCAACATGGGAGTTTCGTGAACCTGTTAATTATAATGATACATTTATGGTGTTTTGCACCGTTAAAGCATTTGGCAAGGAGAGAACTGCTCATTTGCCTGTATTGAACTTTCGCAATCAAGCGATAAAATCTCCCGACTCAATGCAGATAAATACAGCTATGCAACGCTGTCTTGCCAAAGCTATTGCATTACATGGTATTGGCTTATACATATACAACGGAGAGGATATACCTTTAGGCTCTCCCGTAGAGCTAATAGAAAAGACCTACAATGAACAAGGTCTTGAGGGTGCAAGAGCTTTATATAACCGTATGAACGCAGAGGATAGGAAAGAGTGCCAAGCGTTTATAGAAAAGATTAGAGGAGAAAACAATGGAACAGAGGAGTGAAGAGTGGTTTCAGGCACGACTAGGCAAAGTAACAGCTAGTCGTTTAAACGATGTCATTGCCACAGTAAGAACAGGCGGTGAAAGTGCTAGTCGTAGGTCTTATAGAATACAGCTAGTGACTGAACGCCTTACAGGTAATGTAACAAAGACATTTGTTAATGAAGCTATGCAACACGGTATAGATACGGAAGATGAAGCTAGGAACTTTTATATCTTTCAAAGAAATTCAGTAGAAGAGTGCGGTTTCTATACGCACCCTACTATTGAAATGTCGGGTGCTAGTCCTGATGGATTGGTTGGTGACGATGGGTTATTAGAAATTAAATGCCCACAGCCACATAACCATACAGAAACACTTATATCAAGACAAGTGCCAAGTAAGTATGTAAACCAAATGCAATGGCAAATGGCATGTGCGGGTAAGCAATGGGTAGATTTTGTAAGTTACTGCCCTAGTTTTCCTGAAGAGCTTAAAATGTTTGTTGCAAGGGTTGACAGGGATGAGAATATCATTAAGATGTTAGAAACCGAAGTCAATAAGTTTTTAACAGAAGTTGATGATACGGTTCAATTTTTAAAACAAGGAGTGCAATAATGGCAAAGAAGTTATATGATATGGCAGTAAAATCGGGTTCTTATACTAATGCAAATGGTGATACCAAGAATAGATATGTAAATATCGGTGTAGTCATGCAAAGTGATGATGGTGGGGCTTTTGCACTATTAGAACCTCATGTAAACCTAGCAGGTTTTAATCGTGGTGACAGAGATAGTGTTATGGTTTCTCTGTTTAAACCTAACAGCGATGGTCAAGTTAGTGCAAATAAACCTGCACCTAAAGACCTTGACAAGATGGAAGATGAAATACCTTTCTAGGAGACTATTATGTTTAGCGATGAAGCAAGAGCAAAACTTAAAAAAGTTGCAAGTGGTTTAAAAGGCGATGATTTTGAAATGATGTCGTTAAAAGACCGTAATGAATACATTACAAATATTGATAATGTGTTGATTGAGTTGCTTGTAACAGAGCCTCGTGCATTTAGTCATGAGGGTTGGCTAGAACTAACCAAGAAAGCAAACAAAATAAAAAAGGGGAAGTAAAATTCCCCTTTTGCTTACTTGTTCATTACATACATTGTAACTTCAAAGCCAAAACGCATTTCTGTTGCAGATGGTTTAGTCCACATAGTGTATCTCCTTTCATAAGTTGATTCACTAATTCGTTAGAGAGTATTAACAAGTCTAACTTGAAGTGTGGCTAAATTATACTAAATAGAGTGTTAATGGTAAATGTAAAATGTATGAGCAAAGACTAATGAAATGTATTAAAGGGGGAGAAATGTTTAAGAATATTATAGCAACAGGATTTTTTACTGTGATTATCACAGCTATGTTATTAGGACACACAGAAGAGATGTTTAAACAGCCTTTTCAATATGAGTGTCAAAAGGGAAAGTTGTTTGAATCTGCGACACCAAACAGCTTTGTATTTGTCAAAACTAATAAGGATTGTTTTGATAGTAGAGAACAACCTATAATTAAGGAGTTAAAGAAATGAGTGATAGTATTAACCCTGAACATTATAAGTCAGGTGGGATAGAAACAATTGAATATATCAGAGCCAAGATGAGCAAAGAAGAGTTTTATGGCTACATCAAAGGCAATGTTATGAAATATGTTAGCCGTGTTGATAAAAAGTCTGATAAGTTATTAGATAAGATTGATGACTTAAAGAAAGCACAATGGTATTTAGAACGAATGATACAGGTTCATCAAGAAGAGATAGCTGTACTAGAAGCCAAGATGAGACAAGATGAATGGATAGATGACGAACTAAACGATGAAGGATAAATCTGCACTTAATATAGGTATCAAGCCATTTCTATGCCACAAATGTGGTAAGAAAGCTATGTTTTTTGATTCTGATAAGAAATGGTATTGCGGTATGGTAAGTGGCATGGGAATAATGAACTCAAAAGGATATTGTAAAAATGAAAAAAAAGAGAGAGGTGCAGGTTGATTACTTTAATATTATTGATGAGGGTTGGCATAAGAAATACAGCATAACCTTTACGCCTAATGGTGACAAGTTAAGCTATCAGATTATGAACGAACAAACAACACGAATAGCACATAAAGGAGAGTATGATGGGTAAGGGTAGTAGTCGCAGACCAACAGATGACAAAAAGTATAGCGAGGGATTTGACAGAATATTTGGTAAAAAGGAAAAGAATGGCGATAAGTCCGACACAAAACAGCCTAAAGAAGATAAAGACCGATGGCTACACGACAGTAGCGATAGTTGAGCATTGGAATCCGTTTGCTAGGATTAGGCAGGATTTATTTGGGTTTATAGACATACTTGCTATTAATGATAATGGCGATGTGTTAGCTGTTCAGACAACAAGCTATACTAATATTAGTGCAAGAGTAAAAAAGATAGCAGACAATGAGCATATAGGTCGTGTTAGAAAAGCAGGTTGGACAATAGAAGTTCATGGTTGGCGTAAAGTTAAAAACAAATGGGAGTGTAAAGTGGTGGACATATCATGACATTAAAAAGAGCAAAGTTTAGGTCGTTAGATGGTGAAATTGTAAAGAGAACAGATTTAGATAAGATGATTATGGCTATTATTCTTGAGAATACTAGCATGACTATCAGACAGGTTGCAGATGCACTACGCATGGAATACAAAGATATTAGAATGTGTATGCTTACAATGGTAGAGAATATAGAGTTAGAAAAGATTAGGCGTGGTGATACATTGTATTACAAGAAAGCAAACTACTCTGCATTAGCTGAATTGTTTTACCCTGCTGACAAAGTAGAAGAACATTTTAATATTAAAGGTAGGTTTAAACGCCCTGCTTATATAGATAATATTAGCTATCCTAATAATCATATACAGCATGGATTTCGTGGTGATGTCGTTATGTATAATTTAAATAAATGAGAATTAATAGACTTTTAGATATACTTGACCAATGGGCTAGATGGATGAAGTGTGACGACCATCAGTTAGGTTATCCAAGTAAGATTAGTTATTTAAAAACAGGGGGGGAGTCTAGTCATGATGCGTTTGAAATTATGATTGAGATTTCTGATAACAAGAATGTTGAAGTTATAGATACAATTATTCATGATTTACCTAATGCACAGAAACAGGCAATTTATGCTAGGTATTTAAAAGATAAAAAGCCTATGTATTATGAAAAGCATTTAGAACTAGCTATGGATAACTTGTTGACAATAGCTGATAGGAAAATATATGCTTGACTACATATTAGTTATATATTTAAAGACACATGAACCACATTATGTAGGAACATTTGAAAGCTGTGATTATGCAGAGCAGTATGTAAGAGAATACTATCCAACCTTTGATAGTGGATGCCAACACAGAGACTATATTTACTTGCCTAAAGATTTAAGAGAGAAACACATTATTTATAAAGACAAGGCGTTTGTAAAACTAGAGGGAGATAATTAATGTTTAAACAGCATTTTGATTTTTGTCATGATTATGGAACAAAA